CCCCAGTTGAGTCGCCAACGGCGTCGGCAGCGGAGGCCTGAGCCTTGTACCAGTCAACCAGTGTTGCCGCCGTTGCTGGCCGAGTCGTACCGTCCGAGGTAAACAACCCAGCTGCGCTTCCGGACATCATATTGTTCTTGTATGCCGTCAACATCGTGGTCTCTTGATTGTTGCGCTCTTCCTTTAGCAGAGAATAGACCAGCGACGACAGGTTCTGTGAACCCGATGCCGAACGTCCAAACTTACCTCGTCGTGCCATTGTGGTCCTCCGTTATCTTGCTAGGCGATTGATGGTTTTGTTTTGTCGTAGAGCCGCAATCTGCGCCCCTAGGTCACCCGGTTGGCCAACTCCAGCTTGTGGGTCAGCGCCTGGCTGGGCGTTCTCTGGAAGCATTTCCGGAGGAACTTCACCCATCTCTCCGCCATTCATCATCTCGGTGCCTTGAGACTGTCCCACCTGACGGAAGGCGTTCTCAGCAGAGGCCTGCTGCGCCTGTAGTTGCTGCTGAATTCCAGGAGGGACTCCTTGGCCGCCCATAGCCTGAGGGTCTCCTTGCGGTTGCTGTGGCTGTTGCTGCTGCATCATAGCCTGCTGCTGCTGCATCGCCATCTGCTGCTGCTGAAGCTGCTGGAACATCATCATGAGCTGACCCATTGTGAGAACTGCGGCTGGGTTGAGGGTTGCGTCGGTCTGCTCGTCGCGGATGATCTCCTTCTCGCCTTCTGGGTCCTCCACGCCGACTCGGTCCATTGCGCGCTCTGCGCTCCAGATGCGACCCTGAACAAGGTTGAGGGCAGTCTGTGCAAGCTCAAGCGTGTCTCGTGGGGTAAGCTCAGGAGGGGTAATCTCTAGTCGATACTCGCCACCGATGATCTCGCTGATGGCCTTATCCTTGGCCTCCCACATTCGTGCGGACATCTCCCAGACCTTCTTCATCCAAGAGTACAGTAGCTTCCGCTTAGGGGCGATGCGCTGCTCGTAGTTGGCAACGAGAGAAGCGATTGCTCGGCTTGAGCCAAGAACGCTTGACGGAGCCAGCCCAAGGAGCAAGTCGTTGAGTCCTGTGACTACCGCAATTTCGCGGTCAATGCGCTTGTTGTAATCTTCAACCTGGAACTGAGGAATGAATGGCGTAATGGCACGCAACTCATTGCCAGGTCCTGGCGTAGCAACGCGGCCCGGCTTAGGGATTGCGTTGGCTGGAACTTCGTCTGGGGCGTCGCCTCCAACGAGCTGCCACATCTGGCCACCGACAACAGACTGAATCATCTGCGCCTGCGCCGTGATGCGCTCGTCCTTCTCACGGAGAAGCTGCTCAACGTCAAAGAGTTCCGACTTGCCGTACGGGCTACCAGGGATCATGCTGTTGCGCAGCGTGACGTAAGGTAGGACGCCAGCTAGCTCTGGATGCTTTCCGTGGCGAACAATTGTATTACCAACGATTAGGGCGTTGTGGACCATGGCTGGCTTTCCAGGCTTTGTAGGTGTCTTCCACCAGTAGTCCAGCACCGTAATCTTCATATTGTCATAGGCCGTGTTGATCCGGCCTGGGTCTCGGCTGTATTCCTTCGTGTACACGTTGGCAAGAGGATCATCGTGGCTTGCCTGGTAAGTGTATGGGTGCCACTTGCTACCGCTCTGGACAGGTACGATCTCAATGCCAAAGTCTTCCATGGCAGCCTGTGGACTTAGGCCGTAAGTGTAGATGGCCCAGTCAATGCGGTTGTAGTTAGAGTCGCCGTAACCTAGGTAAAGATTCTCTGGGGTGTCAATGATGGTAACCCTAGGGATGCCGGCCACTCCATCCCAAGAGATCTTAGCTGCGGTATGCCCGTAAAGGCTCTTGTAGAGACAAGCCTCCTCTAGGCGTACGTCAAGCTCGTTTGCCTCTGACCAGGCAAAGTATAGCCGCTCTCGTCGGGCAGCCTGCGAGCGACCCTCCTTGTCCATTGTGGTAGGTACGTAGTTAACTACCGGAGGTACTGCCTGCAAGGATGAGGGAATGTTCACATATGCTGGATGTACGTTAACGGAAACGTGAGCACGCCCGGCAGTGCGAGCTGACGGGTCCTCCGCCCAGTGATCGGCACCGCCGAGCGTGAGCGTATTCGGGTAGTAGAAGTGGTCAAATCTACGGAATGTTGATCGGAGTCGGGCCTGCTCAGGCTCCTGCATATGCTTCTTGGTGTAGGCATCCTTGAGAATGCCGTAGTTCTCGTCGCTTGCCGGGTCAATGTCCTTAAGGGACAGAGAGCTAGACGCCATAGTCAGGGCGTGCTGGTCGGCGTCTGGCAGTTTATACTGTGGCTTTGCCATTAATCAGAACCTCCAAAATATGTGAACACCGGATTTTCTACATAGGTGTGTTGATTTCTAAGGGCATGTCGAACGGCTACAGCCAATGCCATCACAGCGTCCTGCTCCAGCTTCTTGTCGTCCAGCTTGTACGCCAATAGCTGGCGGCGAAGCTGCATCCAGATGCCAGTCCTCGGGAAGCTAATCATCTTCTTGTCCATTGTGGCTTTTAGGTCAGACAGGAGCTCAAGCTTCTTTGCCTTAGTCCCGCCAAAGTCATATCCCCTTAGTGGCTTGATGATGCTGAATTCTTGCTTGAACATCTTACCACCGAACCCTGTCTCATCTAAGATCGTTGTACAGTTTGAATCTTGATTGTAGAGAAGATGTCCTTCACGAACCATGTTCACTACTGCTTGTATTGTTTGTTTTCCTGTTCTCGTCCTCGCTCGCACTCCTATTATAACATCTTTCACAGTATTGTCAAGTGTGATGGCCCAGGTACTATCACTGAGGAGGCCTGGGTCGCACCCCTGGACGTACTTGCGCTTGGCGGCCGGTGGCTGCTCTGAGGGCAGACCGTCCACGAAACAGGAGTCAACGGAGGCTGAGCTGAAGTATGCATTGCTTGCCTCAATGAAGAAGCCGTCAATGTTCTGTGGAATCAAGTATTCTGTCTGCTGCCTGAGAATCGCATCAAATGTGTCAGCAGCTAGACCAAACCCGACGTTGCCACGGGTAGAAAGCCGGAAGCTAAAGACCTGGGGGTCCCTGTCTTGGTTGGCAGTGTTGCCCATCTCCCACAGGTCTGCGTAGTCGTTGATGCCCTCGGTAGGGGTCCCAATGAAGTGGAGCTGCCCACCCGTTGACAGGCGCCGTAGGTTCAGAACCTCTTGGTAGATCTGCATAAGGTGCGGCTCAAAGGCAGCCTCGTCAAACGAGATGCCGTTCATGTCCTTGCCGAGGAGGGCCTTCGCCTTCTCCTGGGTAGTCCTAAAGTGGATGTTGGCCCCTCCGACTAGTGGGTGGAACTGAATCCACAGGTATTCACCGCGGTATTTCTTGGTGTGGTCAATGACCCGACCCATCTCTGAGATTAGGGGGCAGCCCCGGCCTCTCTGTGCCGGGTGACCGCCCTCTAGAATCATTGAGATTTCGCGGTGCACCAGCTCCGCTGTCTCTTGCTGAATCCCCACGTGGTACCACTCGTACGGAGAGTTCTGCCATCGCATCGCGTCCTCGGCGGTCCCGTCGGTTGGCTTAACTCCCAGCTTGTAGAACGCGCTGTGGAACACTGCCACAGCCATTCCAAGCGTCTTGCCGGCACGGTTGCCAGCCGAGCATACTGTTGTAAGGTACTTAGGCCTCCAGCCAGACTCGTCTCTGGCTGCCATACCCTGAATCCATTCAATTTGTCCTGGGTGGAGCTCAATCCCTAGCCATCGACTTGCAAAGAAGACGGGGTCGTTTCTACCCTTGGTCAGGTCAGCAGCTGCCTGGCTGGTTACTTTCACTTCTTCTTTGATGGCTTGGTGTGCTTGAGGACCTTGCTTGAGGCAGTGTGCTTTGCTCCGCTATGGAGCTGGCCGTTCATCCTGTGAACAGCGCCCTTGTGCTCCTTACCGCTTGGCAAATAGTGCTTAGACGATGCAGCCATCAGTATGTCTTCTTTGCTGTCTTTGCGGAGTCCTTGAAGTTCTTTGCGCTAGGGGCGCCCTTGCTACCTGGCTTGCGCATCTTCTCCTTAGATCCTGCGGCGATCCGCTTCCTCTTAGCGTTAATGTTTGCGTATAGTCCCTTAGCCACGATTTCCTCCTTTGTTTCTTGAACTAATAGCAGCGGCCTTCTTCTTGGCGTCGGATTTGCTGCTAGCTCCCCATGCCTGAAGGCTAAGGAGCAGGCGAGTAGGACGGCCCTTCTCGTCTCGCTCCGGCCCCCGCATGTTACCCATACGGGCCAAGAAAGAAGCACGACGTGGGTTGTCTCCAGCTTTTACTGGAGCCTTTAGAGTTCCGCCTTTGTAGGAAGCTCGACCCTTGGCGTTAAGTCCGCCCTTAGGGTTCTTACCTTCCTTACGAGTCCAAGCTGGCGTTTTGGCCATCTGTAATCTCCTCCGCATGAGCTTCAATCATTTCAATTATTGGACCGCCACCAAGGATGCTGGCTAGTGATACCGCAAGGTCTCTATCTGCAGACTTCTCTACGCGACGGTCAATCATCTCTTGAGCCCTAAGGCCCTCTGTGAGCGTTGGCATGAGCACCCCGTCGTCAACCATGCGCATGACTTGGTCCCTAACCAGCTGGGCAAGGTCTCCCTTTGTCTTAATTGTTCCTTGCTGCTTTTTGAAAGCTGTTACTGCTCTCTTCTTTGCAGTTTGGAACTCGTCTGTTAGGTGCTCTCTCTTGTGCATACCTAGAGTGATGCGCGAGATGTAGGCGTCGTTATCCTTTAGCCACTGAGAGATCTGCGTGTCCGGAGACCCGCGGCGCATCCGCTCAGTGATCTGCTCTGCAAATGGGCTTCTGCACGCGGCGCACTGCGCCAGCACAGGAGCCTTAGCGAGTTCGTCCATACCGAGTGTTGTCCTCGTCTAGCCATCGCTGCAACACTAGAAGTGCTGCGCCAATTGCGGATGCAGCAACAGCCTTTACGCCGTCACCGTCAAGGTCAAAGATGCTGACACCCAACCCAAGGAACACCGCGATGGCGGTAGATAGGGCTGCCTGTACGGCATCTTGGGCTGCGGCAATGATCTGGTCTTTCATGTTTTTATCTCCTTTAGCCACCTCAATCTTGCCGATAATGGCCTGGGCGACTTTAAGGGCCAAAACGGTGTCTACTAGCTGGGATGGCGTCTTTACGCTTGGGTAATCTTTTGGACGCTCCTGGTGGCGCAAATCCGCCTGTACGGGCGCTTTAAAGGTAGTCCGAGCAGCTTGCGTAGTAGCCACAAGGGCAGATGAGCTTACAGGCACGATCTGCGAGCGAAGATCCACAGTTGGGGCAGGTGCGGATAACTTCTTCGGGACTGCCGTGAAGATCAGGCAGCGCTTGTGGGGTGCCTCCCCCTTTGATGCCGCAATAGCCTTCAGGTCCGCAAGAGAGACCACAACTGCATACGCTTCTTTTCCCTTGCCACTCATAGTTGGGTCTGCCCATTGTACTTTCCCTTCGCTCAATGCTGCGCACGTCATGTGACCGTACGTCTTCCCCGGGTTTCTCTTTTGATGTGACTTGTGCCATGCGCTCATGGGGACGGTTGCAGGGTAGCCCTTTGCCTGCTGCACGTTGATGCCGACGATAGCGCCAGCCTTAAGTGCGGCAACCACTTCATCCCATGACTTAGCGTACTTAGGCTTTAAGCCGACAAGCGGCGCTGCCTTAACTAGCTGTAGGAGTGATGTGGGCGTACCCTGCCCCTCAATGTCCTTCCTACCAACTTTGGTAAGAAACTTTACTCCGTCTTTAGAGTTGTAGGTTGATCCGGTCAGGAAGTTGGCAGCAGCCATCAACGTGGCAGGTGCGCAGTCGTCCATCCAGCCACCCTTCTCAATGCTGTCTGTCTGCGTTACGATCTTTAGTTTACTCATTATCTCCCACCATTCATCCAGGCTAGTACTCCGCCCAGTCCGCTTATCCCAAGTAGCGCAATGACAAACTTGGCCAAACGATATGCTCCGCGGGTCTCTGCTAGCTCTACCTTGATCTCGGCGAGATCAACCTCAATGCGGTCGAGACGCTCAAGGATCTGGTCAACGCTACTCTTAGTCATTTCAACACGGTCGTAGATTGATCCACAGGCGTCGCATGTGTACCACTCTCGGTCATTTGGAACAAGCTGTCCCTGCCCATTGTTTGCGCAACCCTCTATGGTGCAGACAAGGTTCCACATTATGCGAGCGCCATCACATTTAGCTGCCAATAGGAAAGTGTTAGGACTAGTCCGTTGGTGGTTTGCGCAGTCCCGTACAGCTTAATCTTTCTTACGCTTGTCGTATCTGCTGTCCAAACGGAGCTGAAAGCCACAGTTCCGCCTCGACCAGAAGTTCCAAAATTCTCTGATCGCCCGAAACCAAGGTCCGCTTGAGATACGTCTGCTGCGTTAGTCAATGTTACGCGAACAAATGCGTATTGAATAGTTGTGGTATTGAGGGCAGCGTACCCAGTCATAGTCACGAAAAACTTCTGCCCAACGAAGTCTGGAGTAAATGTTACCTCGCAGGCAGACCCGCCGATTGCGTAATATGTTCCAGCAGTGGTCACGGTAACGGTGTTTGAAGTTCCTACTAGCCCAGCACCGTCCTGGTTCCAGCTAGAAAGCTTTACGTAATCGCTAGCGGTGACCTGGTTAAACGTAACGTTGCTGGTTGTAGCAATTGACTGAGGAAGGCTTAGCGTAACTGCCCCAGTGCTAGCGCTGGCAACAACCTGGTTGGCTGTCCCGGTAACGGAAGATACGTTA